CCGGCGCCTTGTAGAAGAAGGACGATGGGATGGCGATGTCATCAGTAAATGGTCGAGCATCTACGTTGCTGCCTTTTCCGTAGTGGACATACCAAGCATATTCCTGTCCCGATGAGTTTTTAGCGTCCCAGTGCCAAGCGGCCTCAACCATTTCCGGCAACTCGTTAATCTTGAAACTCTCAACTCCACTTCTGTACAATTCTCCATAATCATAAATGTCGCGAGGACTGCCAACAACTTCTCCATTCTTGCGTTTTGTTTCATTGTCATACTTCCATCGTCCCATTTCCCTGAATTGGTCATCCCAATGAGCTTCATTAATATCCTCTTTTGCCCATTTCTTGAAGGCATTCGCCAGTGCCTTTTCAAGAGCAGCAGAATTGTGAATTTTGCCGGAAACAATAATCACCGTTAAATAGCTGGATAAATATTGCGAAGTATGGTATCTGGAATGATAATCCTGCAACGCTCGTAAGCCACGTCATTGCCAGGAAGATAGCGGAATGTACCATCAGGAAAGCGCCTTGTCATGCGTTCCATGGCCGTAGCAAGAGTGGAGCTGCTTTCTGAATATTGCACCAGTATCACTTCCCATTGCTGTAAAACCTTAAGAGTGCCTACCATGGCAGAAGGAAGTTGTTCTGGGAATTCCCGCATGGTCACTTCCAGGCCGGTCACCTTCCAATCACTTGGTACACTCTGTCTGCCCACTGTATAAATTGCTGGCACCGTTGAAGCATTAGGCAGTGTATAAGTGCCAATCAAGTTTGGACTAGCACTTAGCAGTGTATTAATGGCATCCCGAAGTTGAACTACATTCACAATAAAAAAGCCTCCCCGTAAGGGAAGGCTAGCAAAGCTATGGGGAAAATGCTCAGTTGGGAGCAATGGGAATGATGGAACCAGTGTTAGTGGCATTCTGGTGAATGCCAATACGACCACGGCTCATAAGGTCAAAGGTGCATTCCACGAGGTTGTCAGCAGGATAGCTCTCGTTGTAGTTCATCACGCGGCTGACAAAGGCAACGCGGTCGTAGTAGTAAGTGGTGCCGCTAACGCCAAGCTGCTTGTTGATTTCAACGTACACTTCAGCGTTCTTGTCGTAACGAGCAGAAGCAATCACTTGGAAGGCTTCGTCAAAGCTGTCGGGAAGGAACGTAGTGCCATCAACATCCTTCTGGAAGTAAGAGGTGACGGCAGCCGTTGCGGCAGAGCTGGTGATAACGCTATCGGAGAAGCCACCGCCGCCAAGCAGGTAGAACTCAGTGTTGTTGTCGTTGAAGGCAATAGAAGCCGTCGTAGCAGCCTGCAGGGTGTAAAGGGTGGGAGCACCGCTCACGGAGAAGGTAGCGCCGCTCTGAGTGATAACAGGGCGAGCAGTACCGGAGATAGAGCCAACACGAACGATAACGTCTTGGCTCTTAACCAATTCAGTTGGATGGTAGAGAGTCATTTTTCCTCAATGGGATAAAAAGAAGGAACGGTTAAGCGTTCAAGACGCTTCCTTTGCCAACCAGTCTAAATATTCCTCTGATTGGCGTGCCAAGAAACTGCCAATAATGATCGGCAATTTGCTCGTTAGGTAAAAGCTCAAACCGTCCTTCTCTTCCATTGATAGTTGCAGAAGCATTGCTGCCAGGAGTGATGCCAGAGAGGGCTAGGGGCCCTGTCAAGCGTCCCTCCATGTACACAGCCGTGTTATCAGCACCAAGCAGATAATCGTACCGTGGATTGGCTTTCTGCCTGAGGCTGGCGTAGTACACAACCCCGCTTGTCACGGGAATGTAATTACCAGTTTCAGAATCAGTGGTGTAGCCAGAAGCAACGCTCCACGTGAGCGTAGCGTTTGCTAATGGCGACATCCCGTTGATCATGCGACAAAACCAATGGTGAAAGAACCAGCGACGGTTTCAAGCATTCGTTTGAACTCTTGGCCATATTGAGTGGCCTCCAGCCCTTTGCCATAAACCTTGCCGTCAGTGGCGCCAATTTGAACGCCCATCTGTGCAAGTTGAATGGCAATAATGTGAGCTGCTAAATGCTTCACTGCGCGATCTGTTTGATCTCCAAACACATCTTCAGACGCATCAGCAGTTGCCTCGGAAATGGCTCCATTTACGATTCCCGATGGATGGGGCGTAAATTCAGGAAAACGATCAAGGAAGCTGGAATAGGTGACAGCCATTGTTATGCCCTGCCAATTTTGATAGCTTCCTGACGTTTGGCGATGGCATTACGAACCCTGACGCGCCCTTCAATCTTCTTCCACTCGGCCAGTTGGTCGAGGTCATGGATGATTTCAATGGTGCGAATGGCTTCAATGAGAGGCATGTTGGAAAGAGTTTGCACGTCATGCGGAATTTCTTCTACAGTCAGTTGCTCCTTCACTTCTTCAATGGCACCAATTGTCATGAGACGCTTGATAGACACGTTTTCACGCGCTTTTGCCCATTGTTGCTCTGGAATTTCCTGGTTAAGGCCAGGAGCAAGTTGAATCATGCCTGATTCGGTGATAATGCCAAATCCGCCTTCACGAGGTGGATTTTCAAGTTCGGGGCGATAAGCAATCAACATTTGAATGTTCTTAAGAACTGATGGTTAGCTTAGCGCCCTTCACTTGTCTAGGCTCAAGAAGAAGCTTGAACGTAGATCATGCTCTTGGGATAGTACAGAGCCACACCACCCACGCGAGCGTGAGCGGGGACGATGAACTCAAGACCACGTTGCTGAGCTGGGAACAGCTCAAGGGGTTGAGGGATGTGCAGTTGCACTTTCTCAGGATCACGCTTATAGATCACCATACGGTTGGTGTTGAGCTTGCCGCCGTTCTTACCTTTGGTAAGTTGGTTGATGGGCTCAATGTTGTTGATATAAGGGTTGGTGCGGAGGAAATACTCAAGCACCGTCACGTCCGAAGAATCAGAGTTGCGCTGTGTGGAGATCTTGCTGTAATCCTCATAAGGCATGAGGATCGTGTCAGGCTGCTCCTTCATTTGCGAGTTGTTGATCACGGCGCTAACGCCATAGTTCAACAGGTCAAGCATTTCTTGGGCAGTGACAGAAGCAGTGGTGAACCACTTATCAGCAGCAACAATGTCAACAGTGGCATTGTTGAAGAAGCCAGTGAGGGAAACAGAAGCTTCGCCAAACATGGCAACGCTTTCCACTTTCTCTTCGTAAGCACGACGCACGGCCATGGCACGACGTTGCTCAAGAGCAACATTAGCCATTTGTGCGGCACGCAGTTCCTGCACGGAATAACCGAAAGAACCACCGAAGGAGCGGATGTTGATGCTCTTCTCGACTTGGCTAACGTCAGCACGGGGCAGATCGTCGGCACTATCGGCCAGGAGGCGGAATTCACCAGTCGAATCCATGATCCGATAGGTAAAGGTTTGTGCGCCAGGACCGGCTTCGCTGGTTACAGGCAACAGAGTGGGGTATTTGATGTCTGCATAAACAGTTTCAAATACTTGGGGGCGGATGTACTCAAGCTGACGCTGGAGAAACAGACCCGCATCATCCATGCGAAAATCGTTCATTGGTAAGTCTCCTATCAATCGCCAGTGAGGTTGAAGGACGGACCGTTCAGCTCAAGAATTGCCAGCCCAGAGGCGACAGTGTTGAGGTAACGGGCGTTAGTCAGTACAGCAGACTTGCCACTAATGGAAGTAGCAGTGAACTGACCGGCATACTTAACGCCAGTTGCAGTGTGAATCACACGAACAACAGTTGCGGGAGTGACAGAACCGTGAACATACACGGCAACAGCACCTTGGTTGATGACGTTGGCCACTTGAGCAGTCTTGACGCCAGGACGGCTGTTTGCATCACGAGCAGTTTCGTCCACATAGGTGAGGACGTTCACGCCAATGAAGGTGTCGCCGCTAGCTGCAAGAGTCTTGAGCGAGTTGGCAACAGTACCGCCACTGTTATAGGCAGCGCCATTACCAAAGGCAAGGACGGCGCCAGTTTCGTTGACATAGGTGCCAACAGTGTTATTGCGGGCATCGGAGAGTTGACCTTCCAGCAGAGCGGTGTGAGTCAGAGCGTAGCTCTGTTGCACGCCACCAGCGGAAGCAGTCCCCGAGGCAGAGAAAGTTACGGCCATGGATCAGCGCTCCTTAGAGACGGAGAGAGGGGATTTCCAAGCGTTCTGCAACTTATCCATATAGGCATCAGGAGCAGAAAGAGGAGAGGCGATGGAAGCAACAGCTTTACGCAGCTCATCGGTGTTGGCAGAATCAGCACGAGTGCCAGCTTCAGCCAGGGTGTCGAACATGGCGGTCACATAATCATCGGAACGATCCGACAGATCACATTCATCACCACGGACGGTTTTGATGGAAGCTTCCATAATTTCACGGGCAGATTTGCCAGCAAAATCAAAAGCAGAATCAAGAGAGGTGCGAGCCTTGTCAATTAGCGCAATGCGCTCCTCGACGAGACTATCAACGTTCACTTGTTGAGCAGCAGAAAGGTCCGTTTTAAGGGCTTCAACTTCCTCAGCAAGTGCATCAGCACGACCCTCAGCGGAATCGCACTTACCACTCATTGCTTTCTTCATGGCGTCCATTTCTTCCTTCATTTGGGAAGCTTCGGACATCATGCCATCGTATTTTTTCTTCATGTCCTCAAAGGACATTTTGGCGTCTTCACGTTCTTTAGTGATTGCCAGAGCTACGCTCTCGGTCACCTCGAACTCGGCGCCATCAAACACGACCTTAGCAGTCATAGATGGTTCCTCAGTATTCATTAGAGATGGATCAGCGGCATCTAGACGATCTAGATGAAGCTTCACTTGCGGGCCAGCACGGCCCCTACGCACTACAGCGATGTGATTACCACTGATGCCTGTTTGGACACCATCGTAATTTTCACCGCCTTCAGTAATGCCAGGCGTGGGATCATAGGAAACCCTATAGCCAGCACTGACTTCTTTTGCATCACCACGCATGATTTGCTCAATTGCCTTTGCATCAGTGATGGTCATAACTGCACGAACAAAGCCGTCGTCATAAACTATCTCGGTGCCACTAAAGCCAATTTGATAGTCTTTAGTGTTGGCGCTATCAAGCAATACGGGAGGATGCTCAAGAGTGATTGCTTTGCCCGCAAACGAGGCCAAGCTTTCTGGAGACGCCACTTCGCTCACGGGACGATATTCACGCCGAATTGAACCGTCCGAATTAGTGTAATTTTGTACACCAGTCCGAGCAATAGTAGACCAGCACCTCAGGTAACCCTCAGGTGTGGTTTCGTATTTTTCAATTGGCGCTACATCGTAGCGAAAGCATGTGGTGCTCATGCATTAAGAATAGCAAACAATTTGTGTTAGATTGCGGTTCTTGAGCCAGAGATAGATCACGTGACTAGGATGATGATCAGCAGTGTCAATGCACTGAGCATGCCGCACTACGAACGTCGTGCGTTGGTAGCCTCGCGTTTAAAAGACACACGATTAAATAGTGGTCTTAGTCAGCGGGACGTGGCGGCAGTTTTGCATATTGGCCAGTCCACTTACTGCCGCATTGAAAATGGTGAAACAGAACCAAGTGCAGTGCAATTGGCCACATTAAGTGGCCTCTATGGACTATCAGTATTGTGGCTGCTAGGCATGCCAAGCTTTGTTGTTAATGCCGTAAAAAATTAATCTGCGTTGTCATCTTCCTCGCGAATGTCGCGCAGTTGTTCTTCAATGCTTTCCATCACATATGCCTTTGCCATTGCCTCCACTTCAAAAGTGAGAAACTTGGTTTTTTCAAAATAAGGAACAGGCTTGTCATAGTGACTCTCGCAGTAAATATGCGTTTCGTCCAGTCGTCCATTCTTGAAGCATTGCTTCTCCACCAAGTGCCACTCACTGGTGTCGCGATGCTCATTGGAAGAAAGAATGGCAAGCGCTTTCATCACGCCAATGCCATCCTCTTCAGCTTCGATCACTCTTACATAT